TCAGCTATTACTATAGATGGCAAATCAATAGAAGATCAGATTGCTGCTGCATTAGCACTGATGCCAAAAATTACAGCTGCAGATTATGTTACTCCTAAAGAAATACCTCTTAGCAGCCGATTCGAGTAAAAAATACAGTTATCGAATATTTATAACTAGAATTTAAAACTGTAAAAAAATGCCAGTACTGGATCCAAACGAAATAATGTTCACAGCGTTCGAACCCACAGTATCGAACCGATTCATCATGTACATAGATGGAATTCCTTCTTACATGATCAAAAAGGCAGATGCTCCCGGAGTTGAACTCGGTGAAATAAAGTTAGACCACATCAACGTTTACCGCAAGATCAAGGGCAAAGCACTTTGGAGGGACATGGTCCTTTCACTGTACAACCCGATCTCTCCTTCAGGCCAACAGGCCGTAATGGAGTGGGTGCGTTTGTCTCACGAGTCTGTTACCGGTCGCGATGGCTACTCAGACTTCTACAAGAAGGACATCAACCTCTCGATCTTAGGTCCAGTTGGTGATGTTGTGTCAGAGTGGATCCTCAAAGGCGCATTCGTTAAGGACACTAACTTCGGTACCTATGATTGGTCAACTTCAGACCCAACCGAAATCAGCTTGACAGTGGCAATGGACTACTGCGTACTGAACTACTAACCTCAGAAACACAAAATAAAAAAAGAGCCCCTTAATCGGGGCTTTTTTATTGCTCAAATATTCCAATTGAGTATATTTATAAATAAAATAACAATCTATGGCTGATCAAAAGTTTACGGTACCAACAGAACTCATCGACCTACCTTCAAAAGGTCTTCTATACCCAAAAGAAAGCGCTCTAGCTTCGGGACAAGTGGAAATGAAATACATGACGGCAAAGGAGGAAGACATCCTCACCAACGTCAACCTGTTGCGCCAGGGCTTAGCCATTGAGAAGGTGTTGATTTCCCTGATCAAGAGTCCAATAAACTACGAGGAGCTCACCCTGGGCGACCGTAACGGCCTTCTGATAGCGGCCAGGATACTCGCATACGGAAAGGACTACAAGTTCAAATACACAAATCCTAACACAGGAGAGGAAGAGACAGTTGAATACGACCTCCAAAACCTAAAGTACAAGGAAGTGGACTTTTCAAAGTTTGACAACAAGAACGAGTTTGAGTTTGTTCTGCCGCATTCCAAGAACACTGTGACTTTCAAAGTGTTGACAGTTGGAGCAGACAAGAAGATAGACGAAGAAATGAAAGGCCTCAAGAAGAACCTGGGTCAGGAAGCCGGTTTGGTGTCTACAAGACTTAAACACCAACTCACGTCAGTAAACGGAGAGTATTCTGTGAAAGCCGTAAGGGATTTTGTGGACCAGGGATACCTACTGTCCAGGGACTCAATAGAGCTAAGGAAGTACATCGAAAGCATCACGCCAGACATAGATACAAACATCAATTTCACTCTAAAGGACGGTACGGAGGTGTCCACCGGGCTGCCTATGACGGCAGATTTCTTTTTTCCCGGGAGCTGAGTACAGGTCACAATTCATGACTGAAGTGTTCGAACTCACCTACCACGGTGGGGGAGGATTCACCTATTCTGAGGTCTGGAACATGGACGTGCCAAAGCGTCGTTTCAACTTAAAGAAGATAAACGAGTACCTTGAGAAGGTCGAAGAGATCAGGAACAAGGACCGTCAGAAGGTCACAGAGAAGACCGATCCAAAGTCAATAAAACTGCCAGATTTTGTGAAGCAAAAAGCCGAAAAGAAGCCAGAGGCATTTGTTTCTAAAGTAAAATCTAAGAAGTAAATATTTATCTGTAGCAAATACCGATAAATGGCAGACAACAATCAAAATCCGGGCATAGATCCTAAAGCTTTAAAAGACGTTTTTAGAGACATCGCTAGAGAACAGCAAGATCTTAGTGGTGCCATAAAAGATATTCTTAGAGATCTAAATAAAACAGAGAATGCATACAAAAACATAGAAGCTAGAATTGATAGAATTTCTAAAGGTGCCGTAGATATAAAAGGTGTTCAAAGAGAAATAAATAAATTAGTTGATAGGGAATTTATTGCAAATAAAGCTAACTCAGAATTAAAAAAGAATGTACGTCAACAATCTAAAGATCTTTTAGAGAATGCTAAACAAGAATCCATTAGATTGGCAGAATCTGCTCGTTTAGCAGGAAGAAAATTTGATATAAACGAAAATATTCTTTCAACTTTACAAGCATTTGAAGACCATCAAGCACTAGAACTTTTTTACGGAGAACAGGCTTTACAACTAGCAGAACACAGAAGAAAAGCTGGAGAAAATCAATTAAAAATAGAAAAAGAAGTCTCCAAACAAATGGGTATATCAGGAAATCTGATGAGCATGTTTGCTAAAAAAATAGGTTTAGGAGAGGATGCTTACGATGATATGAGCAGAAAGGCTCGAAAATTGGTAGAAGATCAACAAAAACTGAATGCTGTTCAAAAAATAGGAGCTCGATTTATAGGTGGTTTTCAAGTTTTAGGCACAGGAATAGCATCAATAGCTAAAAGTCTATTTCAAAGTCTTTCAGATCCCCTTGCGATAATCGGCGCAGGAGGTCTGTTAATAAAAGGACTTAAATCCGCCTTCGACTACATCGTAGGCATACAAGATCAAACCGTCAAGTTTGCAAGAGCGATGAATCTCTCAACAGGCGAAGCTCGCAAGATTAAGATGGAGTTTGCAAGCTTAAGCGTGTCATCCGGCGACCTGTTCATCACAAGCCAAAAGATGGTCGAGTCTCAGATGGAACTCACTGATGCATTGGGCATAACTAATGTTCTTTCAAAGGAGATACTTGCAACAAACATAAAACTCAAAGACATAGCAGGGTTAGAAGCTGACACTAGAGCTGGCCTTGCAACCACTGCAACCATAACAGGACAAAACGCAGAGCAACTGACAAAGTCTGTGTTGGCTCAAGTGGTTGGACTTAAACAAGCTACAGGCATAGGATTCCAGTATCAAAAGATACTTAAGGAAGCTGCAACATTCGGAGGAGTTTTAGGTCTACAATTTGCAAAGTACCCAGATAGATTAGCAAAATCCCTAGTCACAGTCAAAGCAATGGGACTCGAACTCTCAAAGCTTGACGGAATGGCAGATTCTTTCTTGGACTTTGAGTCCTCTATATCAAAAGAATTCGAAGCACAACTGTTGACAGGAAAAGACATCAATCTTGCAAAAGCACGCGAAGCTTTCTTAAACAACGACTTAGCCACTGCAGCAGCAGAGATAACTAAGCAAACAGGAAATGCTAATGAGTATCTCAAGATGAATCGCATCCAACAGGATGCAATAGCAGGAGCATTAGGACTCAGTAGAAACGAGATGGCAGACATGCTCAAGCAACAGGAACTGTTAGCTAAATTAGGAGCAAAGCAAGGCGATTCTGCAAAAGATCAATTGAGAATAGGAATAGAGAGATTCAAAAATCAAAAGGCTCTATCTGAAGCAATAGGAGAAGAAGCTTACCAGTCTTTGGTCAATGCATCCGCTCAAGAGAAGATAGCCGCATTCATAGAGAAGATAAAGCAGTCTATAGCAGATTTTGTAGAGAACTCAGGCATCATAGACAAGGTAGAGGGATTCATAAAGTGGTTGTCTCAACCAGAAAACATTCGTAAAACTGTTATGGCTGTAAGAGATGTGTTTGCAACTTTGGTTGGACTAGTTGCTGATGTTGCCTCTGGGATCATAACTGCTCTAAATTTTGTAGGAGCCATATCAGATTCAAAAGCTGAAAATGCGAAGTCGTTTTTGTCAGGAGCAGAAGGTAAAATAAGATCTCTAGGCGGAGACCTCAGCGGAATAGGAGTGTCAAACAACCAAGCTAGGAACGAAGCAACTACTACAAACCAAACAACGCAGCCAACCACAGGCATGTCAGGAACCAGACTAGAAGAAAGACCTGTATACATAGCCATAAATCCAGTAACAGGACAAGTCATAGAACAAAAAATAGAGGGAACGCCGTACATAGACTTAAACAAACTTTCAGGAAAACAATAAATGCCACTAATAGATTTAAAATCCAACTTAAAGAACCTGAAGTTTGGCAACGACCAACCAGGGTACGGTTCCTCTGGGCTTCCATACATCCAAACAAAGATGCCAGATGTGATAGATCCCACCGGTACTTTCAATCCTATATTCAGACCCTCTTCAACAGGCAACCTAGACTACCCAATAAGGGGAGGCAACATAGACTTTCAGATAGGCCAACAGACTTACACTCTGTCGAGCAAGATAGATCAGACCAGGGTAAAGAGATTCTTTGAAGACAAATACAGAGGAACAGCCTTCATACAGAAGCAAGTCGGTCTACAGTTGACCAACCCAAAGATGGAGACAGGGAACACCCTGTTCAGCATAGGTCAGGGACTTCCTTTTTCAGGACTGTTGGAGAACACTAGAGTGTACAACAAAGGCATAAACACCCTGGCGCAAGTCGGAGTTTCTGGAACTGGTGCCCACGCTCTAAGACACGGACTGGTTCCTTTTGCGCCTCTACAAAAACACTACTACGCTATAGTCAATGCACAGAATATAAACGACGAAAAAATAACCAATAGACTAGTTAATCTTAACGCTCTTAAGATGACCGTGGGTGCTACACCTTTTGTAAATCCTGCCAACGTATTCGACATAAACACAGTAAATAACCTTGGAATATCTCTAAATAGAAACCTGTTGTTCCAGTATTTGGGAGGACCAGGATCTGCTTATGGTATAGGAGCCACCACGATAAAGAGAACAGTTGATACTACCAAGTTGAGATCATCCTCAGTAATGACTTATGATAAACTAAAGTCACAGACTGTAAATAACATAACTAACGGAAAAGCCACAACAAAAATACAGGACTTTAGAGAGCAACTACCAGCACTAAAAGGAACTTTCAGGCCTTGGGGAAACAAAACCATAGACGAAAGATTTTATGTGTCAGTTGGAAACTACAAAGACAAATTGAATTCATCTATGCCTTTTATTTTTAATAATAGCATAGCCCCATGGCAATTAAATAATACTGAAACTGACGATCTCATAAAATTTGTATTTGAATGTATAAGTAATGATGATTCTAATTATTCTCTAGCTTTATTTTTTAGAGCTTTTTTAACGGCGGGAATAACAGATAATAATTCTGCACAATTGAGTGATTTTAGATACATAGGAAGAGGCGAAAAATTCTACACATACCAAGGATTTGATAGATCAATTGGATTCTCATTTAGAATAGCAGCTGGATCAAAAGATGAATTGAAACCAATGTACAATAGATTAAACGCGTTGATAAGTCAAGTGTATCCAGATTACAGTTCTGAAAATATAATGAGAGCCCCACTAGTTAGAGTTACAATAGGAGATTACATCAATAGGGTACCGGGATTTTTAGAAAGCGTAAATATAACAGTTGACAATGGAAATCCTTGGGAAATAAATCTAGATAACGATTCTTCTCAATTGCCTCAAGTGATAGATGTTTCAGTGTCTTTTAGACCAATTATGGATATTCTTCCCAGAAGATCTTTTATAAATGGAGCTGTCAATTTACCTACGCAACCTATAGGAAACACAGATACGTTATTAGAATCATCTACAGGAGAACTAAATTCAGTGTCTTTGATTGCTAATGATGGAAATACTATAGTAAATTATCTAGATACTGTTTCTCAAAGAAGCATTAAATTACCAGTACAAGAAGAAGTTAAACCTATCGTGTTTGATGCTAATCAAATAGGACCAGGAACTCCAATTAACTTGATACCATAAAATGAACTACAGATACCAAAACATAAACATAAAGAAACTAGACGCCACTAAGGAAAGGTACTATGCAAATAACATATATCCAGATGTACCAGTTTCTCCAGACGACACTTACGTTATAACGGTTCTAGGCGATAGACTAGATCTGCTTTCGCTGGATTTTTACGGAGACGTAGACTTCTGGTGGGTGATTGCCTCTGCAAACTCGCTCACAGGAGACTCACTCTACCTTGAACCAGGATCTCAGATAAGGATTCCATCGAATCTGTCAGGAGTGATAAACGGTTATAAAGCAGTCAACATACTAAGATAGTTATGCCTTTAGACAACAAGATATCGAACATAATTGGAGTGCAACTCCCTCAGTGGGTAAAGAACCAATTAAAGACAAGATCCGAACAGAATTCTCAAGATTTTAGAGACAATAGAAATTTACTGTACCTTTCTAATAAGAC